GTAAAACTTTTGCTGAGTATTCACTAATGGAGTAATTATGTCATCAGATAAAAAATTATTTTGTATTAGTGAAGATCAAATATCAGAAATGGAAGACGGCATTGATATGCAAAAAATGCGTGCTTATGATAAATGTAACGAAGACATTAGGACAATGGAACTAACAAAAACTGGTATTGATCTTTTTATTAAAAGGTTTGGTAAAGATAATCGTATTTATAACAAGTGCAAAGACCTTGTTAAAGATATTGAAGATAATATCAAACAAACTCAGAACCACATGGATATGCTATGATTGAACATTTTAAAAAATTTGATGCTGATGATGTAAAAAGTATTTTACCATTATCATTTAGTCAAATAACTGATTTTGCATTTAGAAGAGATAAATGGGCTTTACGTAGAATATTTGGTTATGAGTTCCCATCTAATGCCTCATCAGAACGGGGCAAAGCTGTTGAGGCTGGTATTAATATGTGGCTTAATGGTTTAGATAAACAAGATGCAATAGATAAGATGTTCGATCAATACCATGCTAATTGTAAATTGTTCGATGACCCAAAACAAAATGATGAGGAATACAATCTTATCCCATTATTTGAAAAAGGTGTCAGTTCATTTATAGAGTTTGGTTTTAAATGGAATCTTATAGGCTTTCAAAAGAAAGTAGAACTCGATATTCTGGGAATACCAATTATCGGATATACTGATTTTCATTTTGAAGATAAGCATACAAAAGAGGATTTTTTTATTGATCTTAAAACAACCAATCGAAAACCTACTGGCTTATCTATGTCTCATGCGATGCAACAATCTATTTATCATAGAGGGACAAATGCAAAGCAGAAACTTTGGTATCTTATAGCAAATAAAAGTGGTGCAAAGTTTGAACCTATGAACATTACTGACTACGATACACCGATGAAAGTATGTGAGCATATTATTTCTGTTATGGCTAAATACCTAGAATCAGTAAATTCTAAGGAAGATGTTAAAAATAGCATTATTCCTAATCCTGATGACTGGATTTGGCGTGATACAGCCGTTCTAGAGGCTAGAAAAGAGGTTTGGGGGTACTAAGTACCTCTAACCCTCAAAAGTCTCTGTGCGGCTCTTAGATTGCGATTTTGGGGTGCTTTTAGAGTTTGCTTGGTCTTTTTTTTACGATTTATGGGTCTTTTGTTAATTAACTCAGAAATTGTAGCTGATGTTGTAAATCCTGTCATTTACCTACGAACCGACTCGCCTGATTGCGATTCGGTGTGCTTGAGAAAAAGTTGCACCTTTTTTCATAGAGTTAGCCATAGACCTCATGTGTTTCAAAGAATGATGCCTAGCGTGGCGGTTCATGGTTTTACGCTGTCTAGGCTTTAAATCTTTTACTATGTTTTTTATAGATGCAACTTTAACCATTATTTCTTCTTCTTTTTCTTTTTTGCTTTTTTGGCTTTCATAGGTTTTGACCTCATAGGTCTCATTTTACTAGAGCCATATCCTACACCTCTTGGCATATTATTTCCCCTTTTTTTGTTTTTTTAAAATTGCCATCTGCAACGCTTTAGGCAACTTTTTCTGTTTAGTAGTCAAACCACCAACCATTTTCTTTTTCTTTTTAGCCATGATCTAATGAAGAATATAGTTGTGAGCCGCTACAACAACTGCAACAGCGATTATGATTTGCACCCAAGATTTTAA